CGTTTCGGAAGAAGCATGTGGCCCAAGTCTCTTGTGCATGCGCTCCACAGTTCCCCTGGTCTTCCCACGTCTCATTTGGAGTGGGCCGTGAAGGACTACATGAGCGCCTTTGAGACTCTTTCGCCTTATCTCTCCGAACACCTCCGACCACTATCATGGGATGAGGTGCTTAATGGCATAGAGGGAGTGCGATTTATTGATTCAATGAATTGGAGCACTTCTATGGGAATAGGTTTCCCGGGCGGGAAAAGATCTTGGATCTATACCTACTTGGAAAATCTTGGCCACGAGAAGAAGGACTTTGTTGAAGAGGTCTGGAAACAGGTCGATGTAGCCATTTCTCAGCTCAAAGAGGGGAAACGGGTGCCCTGGATTTTCAATGGTACCCCCAAAGATGAACCAACGAATGTCACCAAGGAAAAGGTGAGGTTGTTCATGGTTGCGGAAATTTCTTGCACAGTGTTAGTAAGGAAATACTACACTCCAATTTGTCGTCTCTTGCAGATGACCACTGGAATTAGCGAATGTGCTGTTGGAATTAATGCAACGTCGGACGATTGGCAAGGTTTCACAAGTGTCATCGGACGATTCCAACACCATTTTGATGGCGACCATAGCAAATACGATTTGCGTAAATCTGCGAAAATCAGTTCCGCATCATATCGTATTATGCTCGAATTAGCAGCCAAAGGGAATTATGAAGCAGAAGATCTGTTCATGATGCAAATGATCCCAGCTGATTTGGTACGTCCATTGGTGAATTTCAATGGTGACGTCTTGGAACTGGATGGTTCAACTCCATCCGGTATCCCAGTAACGGTCATCATCAATGGTTTGGATAACAGCCTGATGAATCGTTGTGCTTTCTACGATTGCTACCCCAAAAGCCCGGTCGGTGATTTCCGAAAATGGGTCGCTCACATCAACTATGGTGATGACTTCATCAATGGAGTGAGCTGGTGGCGCACGAAATTCAATTTCTTGACAATGCAAAAGTATCTCGCTAAATATGGTATGAAAATCACACCTGGCATTAAAGATGCAGAAGGCAAGAAATTTGTCTCCAATGTTGATGCTCTCGTGTTCCTAAAGCGGAAAACCAATTATATTCCTGAATTGGGATATAGTGTTGGAAAGCTTGAGGAAGCTTCCATCTTTAAATCGCTGCTTTGTATTCTTCAACCTAAGAAGGATTTCCAACCCGATGTGGCAGCAGCTGT